ACCAGCGGGAACCCCGTGTTTGGCTTCAATCGGTGCAACGGGTGGGACAACAACGGCACGCCCAGCGCAACCAAGGCCGAGATGATCGAACTCGACATGAACACCGGGCTCGTGGTGCGGTCGTTCGATCTGACGGACGATGTGAACCTGAACACCTACGCGACGACGGATAGCGGATTTGGCTGCTACGCGGTGGCAATCAATGCACGCGGGCAGGTTCTGATGGCATTGGCCCCTTACAGGTGTGACACATGAGCAAGGCAACCAAACACACTCTTGCAAACCTCGGCTATGGGACAATCTTCTGGGTAGCTTTCGCTGTCTTTGTGCTTGCGGCATTGAGCATCATCGGCGGGTGCGGCGTGCCCCGGCGGGCGGTAGGTGCCTCTGCGTCGTCGCTTGCCGGAGCCACGATTGACGCGAAGCAGGCAGAAGCCCGTTTGCGTGGGTCCACGAATCAGATCGAAGAGGCCAACACGGAGATTGCCGCGGCGGTGCCCGAGGTGGCAAAGCAGACCGGAGAGATTGCCGCGGCGGTCGAAGAACTCCGCCAGGTACATGCCACGGTGCTGAGCCTGATCGACAAGCTGGCCAAGGAAGAGAAATCGTCGGCCAAGATCAACACGGAACTGGCCAACGCCAACCGGGAGATTGCACGGCTTGAGGACAAGGCGAACGGCACACTGAACACTCTTTTGATCGGCGCAAGCGTGGCCGGGCTCGGCCTGGCTGTGGTGTGCGGGGTGTGGCTGCGTTCGTGGCAGGGCGTGCTGACCGGGCTTGCAATCGTCGCGGTATGTGCGGCGGGCATGTGGATCCTCCAATACCGAGCGTGGATTGCCATTGGCGGCGCCATCATCGCGGCTGGGTACGCGGCGTGGTGCATCATTGCTGAACGCAAGGTGGCCACGGATGTGGTGCGGACGGTGGAGGCGATTAAGCCATTCGTTCCAGATTTCAAGGACAAGGCGAACGCCGAGCAGACCAAGCTCTGGGTTCGCAAGCATGTTGACAAGATCAAGGCCACGTTCCAGAAGAAAGCGAAGGCATGACCACCCTACAGAGCAACACCAGCATCGGCCCCGATACTCCCATCACGGCCCGCATGAGCGCCGGTGAGTGGGGCAAGGTTCTCGCTCTCATTATCTCCTGCGTGGTGAGTGGGGCCCTCTACGTTCAGTCCATTCAGGGCGCGGTGGCTGACGCTGCACGCGAGGCCAAGGCTGCCGCGGCGGACGCACGCTCGGCACTCACCCAGGCGGCAGAACTCAAGACCGATCTGAACAAGGCCCTTGGCGAGATTGCGGGCCAGCTTGGATACATCCGCGGCCTGCTGGAGCAATCAGGGAGGCCGTCACACCCATGATCGGATTCCTACTCATGATGCTGATTCTGGTGCCGGAACGCTGGAGCATTTGGCAAAAGCCGATTGTCACGCCATCCGTGTGCTTCAACGACTACCAGCACGATCTAACGCGGTGTGCCGTCAGGTATCCGGACGCCGCTTCACTTCAGCGGGAGGTGTGCGAGGCGGACGCGCGGGGGCGGTACACGGCTTGCATGGAAGGGTGGTAGCGAATGGCATGGGCACGGGACACGACTTCGGGCGTTCTGACGCACAGCGGCACCACGCGCGATCTGTGGAACCCCAACCTGGACATTTTCACCGGGCCATCCATCCCGCTTCCCTCGTCGGCAGAGGTGCAGGCACAGTGCGCGAACTACACGCACAACGTGAAGGTGTTCGTGCGTGGATCGTTTGACGGTCGCACCGGGTACGAATGCGGCATCGAGGGTTCCAATGTCATCATCCGCAAGATCACTTTCGGGGTGGTCGCCGCGGCACTGGACACCGAAGCGCACGGGATAGCTTCGGGCGAGACGTTCACGCTCAAGGTGCGGCTGACCGCCGAAACCATCACTTGCAGCGTGGTCAAGACCAGCGGGGCCGAGGTGGAAGTGTCTTATGCAACGACTGATCTGAACAGGTACAAGCATTGGGGCTTTGTCTCCAGCATCGACGGTGCGGTGGTGCTCGCGGCGACCGTGGCCGAGGTGGGTCTGGCGTCCGTCACGGTCGAAGACGTGCTGATTCAAGTAGCCGGCGGCGATGTGTGGGCGAGCGGCGCGGACGGTGAGCGGACGCAGTTGATCGGGTCTAGGGCGTTCCCATCGACGGCGCCGGTGTCGCTGGCGGTTCTCGATGGCCTCGTTTACGGCGTCGGCGGCGGTAAGGCGGTGGTCATCAACGCCTCGGCGAAGACCGTGGTAGCGTGGGCTCCTACGTCGGGGTCGCTGCCGGGCAGCACTGGAACTGGAACCACCACGGCGACGATTGCCTGCCAGTACCGTGGTCGCATCTGGCTCGCTGGCATCCAAGACCAATCGAACGTGTTGTACGGGTCCGCGTTGAGCGATGCGATGGCATGGGACACCGGCGAGCTGGCCGAGGGCCGGGCGGTGGCGATCGGCGTGGGACGCAACCAGCAGGTTGGGGACGCGATCATTGCTCTTTCTGTCGCGGTCAACAACACGCTCATCATCGGGTGTCGGAACAGCCTGTACGCACTGCTCGGCGATCCTGCCGACGGCGGCGCTGAAGTGTCGCCCCTGACGACGAGCGTTGGGTGCAGCGGCCCCAATGCGATCACGACGATTGCCGAGGGTGTCACGGCGGTACATGCCCCCGAAGGACTGTTCATTATCAACGCCGCGGCGTCTCCTGTGTCGGTGAGCCGGGAGACTCTGGCGGGCCTGATCCAGTTCGCACGCCAGAGCCGCGAGGATTACACCGTCACGCTGGTGCGGGATCCGGCCCGGCATGGCCTGCATGTGTGCATCACGCCAGACACAGGCACGGCGACCCACCTCTACTACGACGAGAGGATTGGGCAGTACCAGGGTGGGAACGGTGGGTTCTTCCCCGAGCGGTACAACTTTGCCCCGACCTGTGGAACGGTCTGGAGGGGCCGCCCGGTGTTCGGAACCGACAACGGGTACATTGTTCAGTTCAACGACTCGGACACGCCCAGCGACTACGGGACGACCGCCATCGACGCCTATCTGACCCTGAGCCTTGTCGATGAGGAGCCGTTTCACAACGACACGATTCTGGATTCGGTGATCCCCCTGCTGGGCAGCAGTAGCGGCAACGCGACCATGACCATCTACGGCGGCAAGACGCCCGAGGCGGCGTACTCAACGTCCGAGCGGTGGAGCCTTGGTGCCTACACACTCACCAGCACGCCGAACCGGACACTGGTGCGGCAGCGCGGCCCCGCTCTGGCGGTGCAGCTTCGCAATGCCACGGCGGGCGAATCATTTGTATTCGAGGGTCTGGACGCCATCACCTACACGGGCAGGAGCATTAGCCGCGCGGGATGGAGGGCGGCGTTGGCGGTTGGCACACCGTGCGGAGTCCCGGCCGGGTCATCGTCGGGCGGCGCCGGAAGCGGTTCGGCCATCAGCGGCCCCGGCCTCGGGTCGTTGCCTACGGGCGGTTCGCCTGGCTCCGGCGTGCTTGGCGGCAGCGTCATCAGCGGCAACGAGGAATGGGGCGGCGGTGCGGAACAATGATCCCCAAGGTACTCCACCAGATTTGGCTCGGGCCGCGAGCAATCCCGCCTCACCTGTGCGGTTATGCCGCGGCATGGCGGCGTCTGCATCCTGATTGGCGGATGATCCTCTGGACCGATCGGCCCGAGGCCCACATGGAAGCGGTGGGGCATCCGTGGGACGATGTGCGGCCACACCCCCCGATCATCAATCGGTACGTCTACCACTACGCGGATCGGTGGTTTGGCGAGCGTGCAGCGTGGGCGGCACGATCTGACATTCTGCGGTATGAACTGGTGGCGCAGCTGGGCGGGGTCTACTCCGATCTGGACTTTGAGCCGTTTGAGAACATCGACCAACTGTTGCAAGGCGTGCAACTGTTCAACGCCGACGAGTGGGGGCCGTGCTGCGGGAACTACCTGTTCGGCGCCGAGACCAATCACCCGGCGATGTGGTCAGCGGTGCGGAACATGTGGCGGGGCGTGGCTCCGCGGCTGATCCCGATTCACGGGTGGCGAGGGGCATGGAACCGGCTGCGATACCGCCTCGTGGGCAAGAAGCTCGTGCCGCGGTCCCGGTACGAGCAGAGGCCCCCGAAGAAGGAATGGAAGGGCATTCTGGAGACGACCGGGCCGTACTACCTCGCCTCCCAGATCCACGGCCACCCGGATTGCGTGGTGTTTCCGTGGCAGCTCTTCAACCCGCTCCCCGCCCCATTCGACCACAAGAAGGTCACGAACTGGCCGGATCACGCGATGGGGAACCACCACTATGCGGGCACCTGGTACGACCGGGAGAAGCAGACGCCCCTTGCCGCGCTGATGGAGGACTGACCCAATGCCGTACACCAACATTATCCCCAAGGTCATCCGGGCCGAAGTGACGCGGACGATGCAGGATCTGTTCCGGTGGGTCCGCGATGCCGCGCGGCTGATCGGGATGCCACCGCTGGAGGTGCGGGTGTCGGTGGGCGCCGAGGCGTCGAATGTGCGGCGGGCAACCTTCCAAGTCATCAACCGAGACGGGGCCGAGTGTTCGGGGCTCTATGTGCTTGAGGTGTGGGTGTCATCGACGGCGACGGGAGCGCCGGCAGGCTCGCAGACCATCACGCTGGTGACAGGTGCCCAGTTGCAGGAAATCACAGCCAACATGGCGTATCGGTACATTACCGGGGCGGCAGGTTCCGTGGTGCTCGACATTGACGCGGGCGCCGGTGCCCAGAGCCGGTACATCCGCGCGTCGATCGTTGGCCAAGCCCATTCACCCACTGATGAGCCGGTCACATGGACCTGAACACCTAGCACTAGTGGTAGTTTTTGCATGGGCGTCCATGTTTTGCGGGCAAAGTGCGGGAAGCGTCCAGAGAATCCACCATGCCCGAACTGGCGACACAATCCCCGCCCAACACGCTCGCGGCCCATGCGGCGGCGCAGCCGGTCTTCCCCGCGAACGAAAGGCTGAATGAGCTGTGCCGGGCGTTGTCGCCAACGCCGTTCCAGCAGGAGAATGTCACGCACACGTTCACGCCGGGCTTGTATACCCGAACCGGCCGGGCATTCGCTGGGGAGGTCGTGGTATCCAAGATTCACAAAACAGAACACCCGTTTGTGATACTGGAAGGCGTGGCCAATGTGCGAGATGACCAAGGGGAGTGGCGCAGGATCGAGGCTCCGTACTTTGGCGTGACTAGGCCGGGAACGCAGCGGGTGCTTGTCGTGGAAGAGGACATTGTTTGGCTGACCTTCCACGCGACCGAAGAAACAGATTTGGCAAAGATTGAAGCACTCATCATTCAGCCGAACGACCCGTGGGCAGCGTCGATGCTCCCCGCGACGGCGGCGTTGGAAGGAGCATAAACGATGGCGTGGGCATCAGTAATCGGAGCGGGCGCGTCACTGGTTGGCGCTGGTGTGTCGTCGAATGCCTCCAAGGCTTCGGCAGCAGCTGCGTTGCGGGCGGAAAAGGAAAACCGCCTTTTCGACCAGAAGAACCTCAATCAAGGGCAGGCGCGATACCTTGCCCAGATGCTTGGTCCAGACGAGGCCGAGAAGTACCTGCGTGCCACGCTGGGGCAGGACCAGTACCGCCAGCTGTTCCGCGACCCGGACGCGACCAAGCGAACAACCGCGCTCAACGAGCAGCTGAAGCAGATTCAGGCGAATCTTGACAAGTACGGGAAGCCTGAGCGAGTGGTGAAGGGCGGGAAAGATCCAAGCAAGGCGGCCGGCTACTACCCGTCCGACAAACTCCGGCTTGTTCCGGCGGACTGGGACAAGAAGCGGGCCGCAGCGGACGGGGTGGACATTGGCGCATTGCTGAAGCAGCAGAAGGAACTGACGGCACAGCTTCAGAACGAAGCGGCATCAATCCCCGCCGACGCTCTGGACCTTGGCGAGTTCCGCAACCTTGGGCCGGGTGCGGCATCGCGGTACGCCGCGTTGACCGAGCAGGCGAAGGCTGAAGGTGCGGCCAACCTGAACCGCTTCGATGCGGATTCGGGGCGGCTCATGCAGTCGGCCCGCGCCATCGAGGGGCAGGCCCGCAACTTCGGCAAGGGCGAACGCGACCGGATCAACGCCGACTTTGCCAACACGCTCCAGAGCACGAACCGGCTCACTGAGGCTCGGCTCATGTCGCGCGGCCTCGGGGCATCGTCGGTGCTCGGCCAGCAGTTGGGCGGCAACGCTCGGCAGCTGGAGCAGGGGCGGCAGGGGGCACTTGGGAGCCTTGGCGATCGGCAGATTGGCCTGATGACCAGCCTTGCGGGGAACACGCTCAATCTCGACCAGGCACGCAGCAGCGGGCGGATGGGGCTCAACCTCGCGTCTCAGGACCGGGTAGCGATGAACCAGCGGGGCGAAGCGGACTTCAGGGCACAGGTTGCAAGCTCGGCACAGATGAACCCGTGGCTGGCTCGAAGCACGCAGCAGTATTTCAGTGGGGCGAGCCCGAGCGCCGCGGCGGGTGCCACATGGGGCAACGCTCTTGGCGCGTTTGGCGGAAACATGATGGGCCAATCTGCGAACTTCTCGCGGCCAGCGGCGACGACCACGAACAACCCGCCGGCATACGACCCAAACCAGAGGCCCGCGGGCGGTTGGCCCACATCACCCAGCGGCTACGGCGACCGATAAGGAGTCACAGACATGGCAGCAGGCACACTTCGCATCTTCAGCGCCGGATCCTTCGAGGAAACCGGACAGTCGCCCGTCACATGGGGCTCACTCATCACGCCGGTCAAGGCGGTGACGGTGACGCCCAAGCTGCTCGTGCGGCCAACACTGGTCACATTGGCGGTCGGCGAGATGTTCACGATCTGGGCCTACGACGCCGACAGGCCCGACTTCTCGAATGTGCGGATCTGGCTCCCTGACCAGAGCGGCAACATCGACATTGGTATCGGGACCGCCCCGGCGTCGAGCCTGAGCGATACCCCGCGGTGGCGGACGCTCAAGGCCGGATGCCACGATGTGTTCTCTTTGAGCGAGGACGCGCTGTTGGTCAATGCCACGGTGGCGGACGAGTACACCGACAACGCCGGGTATCCGACGCTTTGGAGCGATGCGGGCACGGTCGCGGGCAAGATCGTCAAGGTGGCCGTGATGAACCCGGCGACGGCATCGGCGGCGGTGCGGGTTGGGTACGTGGTGATCGGCGGAGCCTAACACATGACACGGATCGACCCCAACTCTTTTGCACAGAACTGGCTCCAAGGGATGCAACTCGGCACCGGCATTGCCGAACGCCGGGCGGACTTCCAGAACCGTTACGCCATGCAGGATGAGGCGGCACGGCGGGACGCGCGGAACTTCGAGTTCCAGCAGCAGGAGTTCGCCAATCGGCAGGCCCAGCAGACGGCCCAGGCCGATCGGTGGCAGCAGGACTTCCAGCGGTCCACCGACAACGACATGTGGAACCAGATGGCCCAGATGCGGGATCTTGGTCTGAGGGATGAACACCTAGCGCTTGCCCAGAAGCGGCAGGCGGAGGCGGAAGCGCAGGCACAGGCCGAGGGCGAGATGTACCGCAACCTGAACCGGCAACTGCTTAGGTCGAAGCAGCCGGATTCCATGCTGGTTCCCGAGGGCTCGCCGTCATTTGCGGACCCGATGGCCAACACAGTCGAAAACGGGCACTACAGCCAGCAATCCAAACTCTTCGATGTGCTGCGGAGCACTACGCGGCGGCGGCAGTTTGAAGGCATCTTGCAGATGGTCCTCGGAAAGAAGCTCAGCGCAAAGCAGCTTGCCGATCCCGAGATGCAGGCACTGGTCATGGAGGCGGAGAGTTCCAACGACCCGAGCCGCTTGATTGGCAAACTGATGGACTTGCAGCGAGAGGGACAACTGCGTGCGGCGCTGACGCCGGCGACGGTAACGGGCGCGGTCGATGGACCCGCGAGCCCGGAAGAGGCGCAGCTTGGCCAACTGGTGGAAGGGTTCGACCGCGCGACGATCAACGACCTTGGCCAGAAGAAGTACGAGCAGGCGGAGGGATTGGGCAAGTACGCGCCGGGAAAGAAGACGGGGCTAATGGGCGGCGTCGATCCGTCCGACCCGGCGTTTGAATCGCTGGTGCAGCAGCAGTTCACAATCATGCGGCCCAAGTATGGGAAGAACGTCACCGACAAAGAAGTGGACGCAATGGCAAGGGACCGCGTGCAGAGCGGTCGCATCGTGAACGAGCGGCGAGCCACCGGCAGCGGGGAAGACAAGGCGTTTGGTGGAACCTCAACGAAAGTGACCATGAAGGGCTCGGACGGGTCCGCAATGGAAATCGAAGTTCCCAAGGGCGAAGGCCGCAAACTGCCGTGGGCCAAGGGCAATCCAATTGCCGACCAGTTCCGAGATGTGGCGAAGGACATGGAGGCGGCGCGGAAAACGTCATGGTTTGGTGCCGACGAACCGCCAGAGGATTACGCCCGGCGACTGGACAGCAGGGCACGGCGTGCGGCGTCTCTGGCTGGGTGGCAAGTGGAAGAGCCGGAAGAGCAGGCACCCGAGCAGCAGGCCCCCGCGGAGGCTACAGGCCCCGGCAAGCTGACCGACGCCGAGATTGACGAGATGCTGGCCCGCGGCATGACGACCGAACAGATTGAAGCGATCGACGCCCAGAGGTGATACATGAGCCAAGTAGGAACGACCCAGACCCTGCGTGACCGCATCGAAGCACGCCGCGCGGCGATGGCACAGACTGCGGCCCCAGCGCCGTCGCTGCGTTCACGGATCGAGGCGCGGCGTGCGGCGATGGCTGCATCGACCGCCCAGACCGCCCAATCGCCCGGAATGCTCGCCGGATCCGTGAGTGGATACCAGCAGCCGACAGGGGCCGGCGCGTTTGATCGTCCCGCCGTGCAGGCTCCGGGCCCGCGGCAGGGGATGCTCGAGAACTTCGGCATTGGCCTCGCCCAGCGGATCCCGATTGCGGCGGCGGATGTGCTCACCCTGGTACGCGGCGGCTTCGAGGCGTCGAACGATCCTGCAGCTGCGGTGCTGCCTGCAGTCGGCAACACGCTCGACATGGTGTCGCCGGGCCTGCAGGGTGCGGGCGGCAATCTGGCGAACCAAGCGGTGGACTCGTTGGCGGCACCCCCGCGTTCCCCCATGCTCAACGCGGTGTCCGGTGCTCTCGGCGAGCGGGCGGACGTTCTGCGGACCATCGGCAACGCACCAGTGGCGGCGTATGACGCAGCGATGGGCGGCACTCCGTCCCCATTCTCCGGGGCAGGCATCGCCCGAGCGGCAGGCGGCACGATGATCGACATGGGCGCGAGCATGGGCGGCGGATTGGTCGGCGGTGCAATCGGTGGACCTGCAGGTGCCGCGGCGGGTGCGTTTGCTCCGAACATGCTCAGCCAATGGGCCAGCGGCATGGCGGAAACGGCCAACCGAATCATGGAAGCGAACCCGGCGATGGATCAGCGGGAAGCGTTGGCCCGTGCGTTCGGTGTCTCGGGCACGGCAGCAGTGCCGGCGGCGTTGCTCGATTCGCTGACGGGTGCCGAAGGTGCGGTTGCCAAGGTGGGCACCAACACGCTGGGCGGCACGATTCGCCGCGGCGTCGGAACGGTCGGGCGGTCGATGCTGGAAGAGGGCTTGACCGAACCGAGCCAGAGCGTGATTCAGGACGTTGGCGGACTCGCGGCCCAGCCGATTCGCGGCCAGTTGCCCGATGATGCGGTGGGCCAGTACGCAACCGGCAAGGCTGCGGAGGCTGTCGTCGGCGGTCTGATGGGTGGAGCAGGCGGTGGCGTTGCGGTGGCGACGGATGCCTACGGCCAGAGGCGGAAGGTACAGCAGCGGCCCACGCCGCCAGCGCAGGCGCCAACGGTGCCCGATGGTCCCGACCCGTCCGCGCCTTTGCTGGACGATCTGCGGGCCGACTGGAATCAGCAGGCCACGCGGGACGATGACGCGGCCAATGCGTACATCGAGCGTCTTTGGGACGAACTGAGCGGCCCGGAGCAGGTTGCGGCGGAGAAGGCGGACGCGGCGGTTATGCCTGGTGCGACGGGACAGGTAGCCCCACCAGTGCCCGGAGTTGAAGAAGCGGCCCCCGATCTTGCCACGATGGAAGAACCGGAAGCGGTGAGCCGTGGTCGCCAATTGTCCCCCGACGGCATGTCCAACCTTCGCCGGAAGATGCTCGCGCGGCGTCAGGCTTCGCGTGCATCCTCGCAGGCGCGGCAGATGCAGGCCGAGCAGGACGCGACGATTGGGCGGCAGGTGGCCCCGTTGGATCGTGCCGCGGCGGATGCGATTGGGGAGGCGTATGCCCCCGAAGTCACCCCCGAAGTCACCCCCGAAGTTCCCGACGCCGGGAAGAAGGTGGCGAAGCCAGCGACCTACGCCGAAAGCCTGCGGGCACAGGCGGCGGAACTGGACGCACGGGCCGACGCACTTTCCAACAAGGCGAGCCGACGGTTTGACAATGCCCCCGGTGCTGCGGTCACTGGCGGGAGTGGTCGCGTTCGTTCTGGGCTGCAAAAGAAGACCAATCAAGCCATCGAAGGTTCACTGAACGACATTCGCAAGGCCAAGGAACTCAAGGCCCGTGCATCGGACCTGCGAGCCAAGGCCGACCGGAACGACCCCGTTCAGATTGCCAAGGAGCAGGCACGCAAGGACACCCGCGAGAAGGCCATCGAGGCGAGCAGGAAGCGGGAGAGCGACGAACGCAAGGCTGCGCCGCTGGTGAACATCGACGCGACGGGCGCGGTGCGGATGACGAAAGCGGAATGGGCCAAGACCCCCAACGACTACAAGGCCGTCAGCGTTCGCAACGGCGTGCGAGTCCGAACGGTGGTTCGCGGCGGATCACTGTCGGAGGTGTTCATCACTGACGCCCCGGCCACAAAGACCCCCACCCCCACCCCCGTAGCTGCACAGACCAGCACATCGGCCCCCGTGATTGGGGCTCAGTCGTCCGAGCGGGAGAGTGGGGGCGGCACGAGAGAGCCTTGGGAGATGACGCGGGCGGAGTTCAGTGCGGACGGTGCCAAGCAGGTGGCCGCTGCAAACAAGGCCCGTGACGCGGCAATGAAAGCCGCTGGGAACTTGGTGCGATCGACGCCGAACGGCGTGGTGCTGACGGTGCCAACGCTGCAAGATCGTCGCGCCTCTGCGGCGGTGGATGCGGACGCCAAGGCTCGGGAGTTGTCGCGGAACTACAGCGCGTACGCACACAGCGTATCGGTTGGCCGTGCCCTCTCCGAAGGCAAGCCCGTCCCCGCGTCCGTCCTCGCCGACTACCCCGACCTTGCGAACCCTCCGGCAAAACCGGATAGTTCACCTAAGAGTGAACCGGCCCTCGAAGGATCTGCTGCCACCGATTCCCGGAAGGGAATGGCAATCATTTCGGAGCGAGTGCGCCCGCATTTGCAGATGTTCGAGAACGCTGGCGACATGAAGCAGCAGTTGCGCGGCTTGATGATTCAATGGGTGAATGGCGGGAAGGCGCCACCGAGGACAGCCGGAACAAAAACCGGAGTTCCGTTTTCGGCACAGCAGACACGCCAGCCATTGGAACTGGCTGCGAAACTGGCCAATGAAACAGGGCGGGTTCATAGCGTTGTGCAGATTGTCGATGACGCGGACAAGGTGCTGGGACAGGCAGTAATTGAGGCTCCGCAGATTGACGGCGAGAATGAATCGCTGACCAATCCGCAGGTCTTTGCGTGGGATCGACTGCTGGGCGGCGCGGTTCACATTTGGCCAGGATACCGGGTTGGTGAAAGAAACACACTTGAACGGGTGCGCACACCCAAGAGTGAACTGACCCCCGTGGCCAGCATGGACCGGGCCGCGTTGCTGGCCGAGTTGGGCGAGAAGAAGAACAAGCCGCTTGCAAAGGGCGACCGTGTTCTGGTCAAGTTTGCCAGCGACGGCGAGTTCGGAACCAAGGAATGGGAAGTGCAGACTACCAGCCCGGTGTTGGTGGTGCGCGAGGCGAACGCGGACCCGAGAACAGCAGATTACCACACTACCAACGAGAAGATGGTAAAGCGGGTGGGCGGAATCGTTGGGACGGTCAAGAAGCTGCGTGAGATGGTGGCGGCGAAGAGGGCGAAGGATTCCGCCACAAAGAACGCGGAGGCTGTGAAGTCCGGCGCACGCAAGAACGAACAGACCGACACTATTGCCGGAAGCATGAACCTCGATGAGTTTGAGGCCAAGGGGTACGCGCCGGACGAAGTGACGCGGGCCGAATGGGTGGCCATGCAGCGGGCCAATCGGCGGTATCTCGGCCAGAATGAAAACTCAGGCACTGCGGCAAGCCCAAACGCGGATTACGAGAACTTCCACGAGGACGCGGTGCGCGGTGCGATTGCTCGCGGCGAAGAGGTGGACGAGCGGGTACTCAAGGATTACCCGAAGTTGTCAAAGCCAAGCAAGGGCGGACAGACTGCCGCAAAGGGCAACTTCTACGCCGGGGCTAAGGGCATTCTGGCCAGTGCGATCGACATGGGGCCAGAGACACCGGCTCCATCCCCCAAGAGTACGGCCACACCCGACGATGGCGAGATGTACGAGGGCGATCACATCGAGGCATTGACGCCAGGCGGCGGCATGTTCTCGGGCGAAGTGACCAAGACGGGCCTGCCGGGCGGCTACGTCTACATCATCCCCGATGGAGCAAAGAATGCGGTGACAGCCACACCCCACCGGCTGCTCAAAGGCGGCAAGGCCCGCGAACGTGCCGAAGCGGAGCGTGTACGCGCGGCCAAGCAGGAGGCCGAGAGCGAAGCGGCACGCAAGGCCGTCGATGCCGAGATGGCCAAGCCGGTGCCGGCGACCGTGACCGCGGCGGCTGCGGAATGGGGCCTGACGGTCGAGCGATACGAGATGGGCATGTACGCCAACAAATACGTCGTGTGGAAGATCACCGACCCCAAGGGTTGGGACACCAACTCAAAGGACGGCGGTAAATCCAACGACGGCACGGCCCAGTCGGCACTCGACGCGATCCGGGCGGCGGCGATCAAGCGCGGCTGGCTTGAACCCGCGAGCGGTCGAACCGGGGCGTACACCAAGACGAAGGCGGGCAAGCAGCGAATCGAATCAGCCAAGCCGAAGAAGGCAGAGGCCACACCCGGAGACACACAGCGCAACCCCATCGAGCGGTTCAAGGTCGGCGACAAGGTTCGCATTCGGAACGGTGCGGAGGTGTTCACTGTCACCGAGGTGCAGACTCGGGCAACGCGGAACGAGGTGGAGGCGGAGCGGATTCGGTCGGCGAAGTTGAACGCGGCGTTTGAAGGCGTCGATTCTGGTTCGACGGAAACAGAACCGCCGTACCTGCGAAACTACACCTTGAGCGGACCAAAGAGCCGCGACAACACCAAGGGGCTGTATTCGGCGGATGACGCGATGCTGAGCCGTGCGGATGAGGCCGCACCCGCGACCGGCGCGGAGGCGGCGAAGGTGGAAGCGGCGGCACCGTCCGACACTCCGCCAGCACCGAAGAAGGCTTGGGAGAAGACGCAGCCCGAGTTCATGCGGAGCGGCATCAAGAGCTTGCTGCTTCAGTATTACAAGGCCATCGAACGCGGCAAGGAAGAACTGAAGACCCGGATTCCCTCGAAGCGTCGTCGGCAGTTGGAGGTGTCTATCCCCGTGTGGGAAGCCCGCTACGAGTCGATGAAGAAGCACGAGAGCGATCTGGATTCGTCGCAGTGGGACGACATTCGGCAGCAGTACGTCGCCACCGTCAAGAAGGCAATCAGCACTGGCGAGAAGGTTCCGGCTGCAATCGTGGACGCAAACCCCGAGTTCAAGAAGGCGGTTACAGCACGGGCCAGGTACGACAAGGGGCGCAACACCAGCTTCGGCAACATCACCGCTGCGGTCGATACCACCATGCTGAAAGAGCGTGGCGTGAAGGTCAAGCGGCAGGATGGCACAACGATCACCCCGGAAGAAGTGAAGGCGATGGGTGCCGCCGTTGCGGAAATCGAAGAGGCAGTTGGGCCGCTCGCGGACGTGATGCGGCACACTGGCCTGACCATCGTTCACACGCGCGGCAAGTACCCATTCATGGAGGGCAATGCGTCCGGCCTGTACCACCCCACGGACAGGTCCGTGTCATACGGCACCGTCATCGGCCCGTTTGAAACCAAGGCGTTGGCTCACGAGATGGGCCACTGGATGGACTACGAGGGCGGCAAGGCTCTCGGTGTGGAGGCAACCGCCCGCAATCGTCAGGGCAAGGTACTGGGCGGCGGCAAGATCAGCTCGCTGTCGGAGAACTCCCGCAACTACAGCATCGCAGAAGAGTTGAAGCCCGACAAGGAACTGATGGCAAAGGCCGCTCAAACAATGAGCGATCCGTGGATGGCCTCGAAGATTGCCAAGAAGAACGCTTCCAAGATCGAGGACGCGGACGAAAAGAACCAGTTGAAGGCGCAGCAGTTCAAGCTGACTTCGTACTGGCGAGAGCCCCGCGAAATCTGGGCGCGTCTGTTCGAGCAGTATGTGGCGACCAAGCGGGGGAAGTCGGGCGCGTCGCACGAAACGGCGGCGTACTACGAATCCGCGCCCGCGTGGTGGAGCAAGGCGGAGTTTGCCAAGCTCATGCCCATGATCGAAGAGGCGATTCGACGCCGCGTGGCCCCGATGGAATCCGCCAAGGTCGAGGGCGTGAGCGGAACCGTGACGGAGAAGATCGCCGCATGGGCCGACGCCACCGAAAAGGACGCCCGCGCCAAACTCCGCACCAAGGCCGCAATGAACAAGGGCAAGATGAGCAGCGGCATCGACCCCATCGACCAAGCCGAGAATGCGTACCAGATCGGACGCTGGGCGGCGGCTCTCGTCGTCCGTAGCGGCGTGAAGGTCGCGCAGGCGGTGCTCCAGATCGCGGGCAAGGTCGGCCCGGTGCCCCTCCGTGCTCGTAAGGCGGCGGAAGCAATCACCAACCAGATCATCGAGGCGGCGGGCAAGGAACCGACGGAAGAAGCCCTGACCCGCGCGGCCCGCGATGTGGAAGCCGAACACCTGGACGCACAAGCGGCCCGGCTGGAGCGGCTTGCCAAGGGCGAGGAATCGACCGCGGCGGCGGGCACGGACCCCGAAGGCCGGTACAAGGCGGCGGAGGCGGCACGCCAGCAGGCGGCAGAACTGCGGGCACAGGCGGACAAGGTGCGAGCCACCCCGAAGCCCGAGAAGGCACCCAAGCCCGCCAAGGCCGACCAGCGGCCCGCGTCGGTCAAGGCATCACGCCAGCGGGTGATTCTCACGGCGGCGGTCGCGGCAGCGTACAAGGCGGCCAAGCAGATCCAGAGCGGCGGCAAGGTCGGCAAGGTGCGGCTCGGGAAGATGGTCGATGAGGTAATCGCCCGCCAACCGTGGATGAAGGGTGAGCGAGCGGGAATCATGCGCGCCGCTCGGGCACTCCTGAAGGACGCAGGCAACGACCCGGCCAAGGTGACCGATGCCCATGCCGCGGCGATGAAGGAACTGAGTGAGCGGGTAGCGGCGTTCCGGGAGGCAAAGCAGGCTCGCGCGAAGCTCGTAGCCGAGATGACCAAAGACGGACCAGACGCACAGATTTCAGGCCGCGCGGCCATGAAGGAACGGCTGCGGGCCACCGGCAAGTTGATGACGAAGATGCAGACGCAGGGGGCCAAGGCGGTCGCCGCGGCGATCCGGCAGACCAAGCAGGCGGGCCGGGCGGAGGCCGCGGCGAAGATTGCCACCCTGCGGGAGAAGATCAGGGCCGAGCGCAAGCGGCAGACCGACATGCGGCGGATCGAGACGCGCGGCAAGGTGGACGCGGCTCGGGATGCCGAGCGGGACCGGGCGGCATTGCAGCAGGGGCTCCGGGATGAACTGGTGCGGCTGATCCGTGAGAACATGCCGCGCGAGCTTCGGGGCAAGTACCTGACGGCCGTTCGGGATGTGAAGACGCTGGCACGCTTGGGCATCGAAGCGGGCAAGCTCGAGCGTGACTTGCTCGAACACATGGCCAAGCAGCAGATCCGCCAGGCCGAGAAGGCGGCGGGCACGGCATCCACGCGGATGGAACTGGAGCCGGAACTTCGGGAGCAGCTGAACGCGGCGGTGGGGCAGTTGCAGACCCTCAAGCGGCGGCTGCGGACCCTCGGCAGCGGCGGGAGTCTCACGACTGCGGCGGGCGGTACGGCGAACGCGAGCACCGAGCGCGTCACGGCGGCGGATCTGCGGGTGTTGCTCGATGACATTGAGAACGCGGCGCGGGCGATCCTGTCGGCACGGTTCCAGCAGAAGAACTTGGACATGGTGCGGATCAAGGGCGAACTGGTCGCGGCGAAGGAAATCCGCGAAGGCATGATTACCTCGCTGGAGTCACAGCCCGACTTGCCCAGAAGCGGCACGAAGACCGTCGAAACCGGTTGGTTGCTCCGCCAACTCCGCCGGCGGACGAACTGGGATTCGATGATGCAGATGCTGGACGGCGGCGTGCGGGCGGGCCCGTTCCGTCGGTTGTTCGGCGAGGTGGAGAAGGGGCGGAACGACGCTTTGGAGCTCGATCACCAGTTCCGCGACCTGATGGGCGAAATCGTTCAGAAGCACGGGTACGAAAGCTCGTCGCGGATGCTGGCCGAGGTGTCGGGCTCGCTGGGCGAGAACCTGCAAAAGACCGTCCAGGCGAAGAGCGGCGGCAAGGTGCGGACGATGACGCTGGGGCAGGCGATGTACCTGTACGCCTCGTCGGAAGACACGGGGTTCATTGCCCGCATCCAGAAGGGCCAGAAGATCCAGTTCGGCACGCAGCGGACCAGCGACCCGATCAGCATCACCGAGGACGATCTGGCATCGGTGGCCAAGGCGTTGACTCCGGCGCAGCGGGCCATGGTGGACGAACTCAAGGCGGCATACGACCGGCACTATTTCGAGAAGTTGAGCAGCGTGAACAAGCGGTTGAAGGGTGTGTTTCTTGAGAAGGTGCCCGGATACTGGGGTATCAAGCTCAACCGTGAGTTTTCGGAGATGCGTGGCACGCCCACATCGTGGCGTGGCAACTACATCGCGGCGATGGAAGAGGCCGGGTACATGCAGGAGCGGCTTGGCCCGAGCAAGACGCCGATCCTGATTGGCGACTTTGGCATGGACATTCTGACCCGGAGCAAGTCGGCATCCACGACGATCGGCAAGGCGGAGCGGGTCAAACTGCTCATGCAGACGCTGCTGCACCCCGAGACGGTACAGCGGATCACGGCCAAGTACGGCGCCGAGACGATCGAACGGCTGAAGCGCCGAATCGCGGAGTGGAGCGGCGGCACGACCTACAGCCCCATCGGGCGGGTGTGGCGTGAAATGCTCTCGATGTGGGCACGGGCAAAGACTCAGCTGCGGTTCCCCACCTGGATCCGCAACGCGGTGGGCTCGGCGTCGCGCATGCTCAACGAACTGGGCGTGAAGGACGTTGCATCGACGGCGTTCCGTCCGAGCGTGGCGGCGTACCGGGAACTGATGCAGTATTCCCCGGCCGCGCGTGAGCGGTGGGCGGGCGGGTCTGCGGGCAACTTCTACGACACCCTGAACAATGACTTCGCCGACGCGGCTTTTAAGGACGCTGGCACGGCGACGATTCGCAACCTCGCGGGGATTGCCAAGGCGGTGGCAACGCTGGACAAGGACGCGGCGACGGCATCCGCGGCGGGCGCGTGGCGTTCGTGGCGGAAGACGCTCGATGCAATCACGGTGAGCAACTACTTTGACGCTCACGGCGCGGTGGTGGCGTACCGGGTGCTTTTGGAGAAGGCCCCGAAGGACTGGCCGGAACTGAAGCGAAAGAAGTGGGCGGCGCGCCGGGCGATGCGAGCGTTCGAGCGGACAGCCAACACGGCGACCATCGAGTACGCCAACGACATTCAACTGGACGCCCGAGAGAACACGCTGATCGGCATGATGACGGCGTTTACCGGCGACACGGCCAAAGCCATGAACATGATCTATCAGGCGTACGCGCGGGCGGCGGCGGGCGAAATCTCATGGGGGAAAGCCGCGCGGACGGCGCTGGTGCTGTTGTTTGGCTCCGCCATGTCGGGGCTGGTATCTGCGGCTTGGGCGGCGTTGCTTGGCAAGGGGTACGACAAGGCCAAGGCGTCGGCACAGAACCGGTTCATTCAGGAGGCGGTGTCGCTGGTCCCCGGCGGCGGTTTGGGGGTCAATGCGATTCAGAAGTACCTGGCAACCGAGAGCACCGATAGCCTGCTGGACGTTCCGATGGTGGATCTGGTGAACTATGGCGGCCGAGCGTTGCACGAGTTGTACAAGGCCACAGAAGCCCCAACGCGAAAGGTTCGCAAGGACACGGTAACCGCCAACGACCGGTACATGCGGGCACTGCTGCAATCCTCGAAGCTGCTGGACGCGGCAGGGATCCCATCTCAGTACATCTTCGACACCAAAACGGCGATCGACAACTGGAGCAAGTAGGCTACTTGGAGCGTCCGAGAGACACGCCGAAAAGAAAGGCCAGAAACAACCCGGCGCAGAGCACCGCCTGCCCCGCAGTCATGGCGTCAGGTTCGCGTGGGCGGCTGGCGATGGAGTAGATCGCGCCGCCAACGGACCCAACGACCAGCAGAAGCGTGAACACGATTGCAAGCAAGTCGCGGAACGTGAACGGCTTGCGTGTGGTGCTCATCCCCCAAGGGTAACGCACGCCCCCACCCGGCACAATGGCGAAAATCGCCCGAACCTATCGCATCACCAGCGTGGCGGTTATGCGTTACGACTCTGGCGACTTCTCCAGAAACGGCACGTTGACAAATCCTGCGTCAAACTCTTGCCAGCCAGCGGATTCCCCGGTACGCTGGCCCCCACTACACAAAGCTATGCGGGAGAATTGGTTATGGGGACGGTGCGAATCGTGGTATCGGACGGTTCGGCCTGTGAAATCACACTTTCTCACACGGATAGGGGTAAATTTACCTTGCACATTGAGGGGGTGATGCCACACAATGAGGGAATGAGCACCACCGCGCGAGTTGCGACGCCGGCGGAGCGTGAAGCGGGACCAGTGTTGGCCAGGCTTGAAACCGACGCTTCGGCGCTGGATTCCGCTCTGGACGCTTGGGCCGCGTACATGCTCGGTCGAGGCCGAAAGCCGAAATCAATCCGCCAGTTCCGCGAAACCATCGAGGCCGCTGCTGCGGAGCTTGGTTGGCGTCACCCCGAGGGGATCACGTTTGAAGCCGTCACCGGGTGGATCGGCGCCCGCGTGTCGTCCGGGCGGTGGGCACTCAACACCGGGGACGCGGCACTGTCTGCGTTCAAGAGCTTCACCCGATGGCTCGCCGCGGCGCAACGGCTCCCGCGTGACCCGCTGGTACTGGCACACCAATCAGGCAGCGACGACGCACCGGGGGCACGGGCGGCGAAGACCGAAGAAGCCCGCCTGCTGATCCGGTTCGCGTTGGCGGCACAGCGCCGGGACCGACGGGCGACGGGCAACCGGGCACTGTACTGGTACGCCCTGTTCATGTGTGGCCTGCGGTACGGCGAGCTGGGGGGCGACGAGAACGGGGCGACGCCTCGCGGGTGGAAGTGGGGGGATCTGAGCCTGGACGCGGACCCGCCGGTGATCCGGTGGAAGCCCGACATGCACAAGGGAGCCCGTCACATCACGCTCCCGCTGCCGCGGCGGCTGGCGTCCCTGCTGACCGAGCATCGGGCGACGGTGCCGCATTCCCTCGAGGACCCGGTATTCCCAATCCAGCCCGCCCGAACCGCATGGCGAGCAGACCGCGAACGGGCTGGAATACTCGAGAAAGATGCTCGAGGTAGGGGATTCTCCCCACATTCCGCAAGAAAATGGTTCAAAACTACGCTGGTCGCGGTTGGCGTCCAGGCGAACGTAATCGACCAACTGATCCGGCACGCCAACGACGTAGGGGACAGATACTTAGATGCTGACTTGGGCCTGTTTTCTGCTGCGCTGGAGCGATTGCCCGAACTGTGGCCTGAAGAAAAAAGTGATGGATCGAACACAAAAGACTTGACTCCACCCCCACCAATCGCCGATGATAAGGGTGCGAAGCAAGTCCATGAACAGGCACCCCCAAATCATCACGCAGACACAGCGGCCCGCACACAACGGCCTGTTCATGCTTCGCAACCTGACCAATCGTCGGGCGTGCGGGCCGCTGCATCTGCGTGGGTCGAGTCGTTCGACGGTCTGAAATCCGCCGAGTTTGCACTCCGACAATCGGCATTGTCGGAGCAAAAACTTGGAACGGAGCAAAGATCAGCAATCGCTGATCTGCTCAGATCGGTCGCCCGACTCCTTGATGGAGTCTGACCGTGAATCAGGTTTTCCGCAACATCATCGCGTCCGTTGCCCCCGCCCTCGACCTTGACCACCCCACCCGTCGGGCGGATGGTCGGGCCCCCTCGCCGCTCGCTGCCGAGGCCGCACTCATCAACGACATTCTGAACGCACCCCCCGAGAAGTTCGGGCGGCTCTCCGATGGCGAACTGTTCGCAGACGCCTTCGATGGTGGATGCCCCGCGGACGTTTGCAGCGACCCTGCACACGGCGGGCGTGGCGGCACGATGGGCCACGCCGCGGCGAGCCTGCCGCCCCTCTCCAAGCTGCCCCCGCTGTCTGACGCTGAGAACAAGCGGCGCGCGGGCATCAATCTGCTCAAGCGGCTGCATCGTCGCGTTAACTGCGGCGATGTGACCGACACCCGCAAGATCGCGGACGACCTTGAACTTGCCCTGATGATGCTCGAGTGACACGACGAAACCCCGAGGGCCTGTGCCGCACACCCCTGCTTGTCGCCAGCGCAGGGGCCCAAGGGGATTCGCCGTGTTGGCCAATCACATTCAGGAGTCTGACCGTGACGACAGCAACCGCAACGTTCCCCCTCACCATTCAGGACGCCAAGGCGTTCAATCCCAAGGATCCCAAGCCGGGCATCTACCGCGACGTTCCGAGCGATGTGTACTTTTCCGCCCGCGCGGTGAACCACAGCACGCTCAAGCTCATGGACCGTTCGCCGGCTCACTTCAAGGTGAACTACGCCAGCGGCAGCCACAAGGAATCGGACGCCAAGCGTCTCGGCTCCCTGGCACACCTGATGTTGTTCGAGCCCAGCCGCGTGAAGGGCAACACCATCCCCGCCCCGATCAACCCCAAGACCGGCCGCGCGTTCGGCATGGACACCAAGGCGTGGACCGAGTACGCCGAGGCGAATCCGGGCAAACTCATCGTGTCCGACGAGGAAATGGAGCGGGCAACACGCATGGTCGCGGCGATCCTTGAGCACCCGCAGCTTGGAACGATCTTCAACGCATCGACCGAATCCGAAGTGGTCATTGTGTGGGACGATGGCGGCGTGACCTGCAAAGCCAAGCTCGATTCGATCATCGGCACCATGATGATCGGCGACCTTAAGACGACTGCCGACGCTTCCGAACGGGCGTTTGCGGCCAGCATCGTGGATTATGGGTACGACACCCAAGCCGCGTTCTACCTCCGCGGCTGTCACGCTCTGGGCCTGTCCGGTCTGGATTTCGTGTTCGGCTGCGTCGAGAACGAAGCACCGTTTGAGGCGGCAGGGTACAGCCTCGGCGCCGAGTTCCTGACCATCGGACGCATCCGCGTGGACCGCTGGTTGGATCAGGTCCGCAAGTGTCAGCAGGCCAACGCATGGCCTGGATACGCCGCCGAACTGGTCGAGATTCAGCCCCCCACCTGGTACATCGCCAAGTGGACCGACGGCAACGTCTGAGGCGCGTGCCCTCGCCCGATCCCCGTCATAGAGAGCGGGGAAAGGGCCAGCGCATTCGCTGGAGAAATGGATGGGTTCCGTGAGCAGTACCGTGAAAGAAAACAGTGAGTTGGTCAAGGCCATCGAGGCGGCGGGGGTGTCCGCAAGCACATCAGAGACGCTGCTGGTGTCGTTTGGCGGCCACTTCTGCGACATGCAGGAGGCGACGAGCAAGGCAGCGAACATCGTGGTGACGGACGAGAACCAGACGGCGGCGATGAAGGCCGCGAAGGTGGCAAGGCTCGAAATCAAGAAGGTCAGGACGGCGACCGAGGCCACCCGCAAGATGGTCAAGGAAGACGCCCTGCGGTTCGGCAAGGCCGTTGATGCTGTCGCGGGCATGATCCGTGTCGAGTGCGAGAAGGTCGAGACGCGGCTGGAAGAGTGCGAAACCTACGCCGAGCGTGCGGAAATCAAGCGGTCAGAAGTGCGCCGCATCGACCGTGCCACGGCACTGATGCCGTTCGGCACAGACACCCGTTACCACGACCTTGGCGGCATGAGCGACGACGCTTGGAACAACCTGTACACCCGCGAGCGGGAGGCGTTTGAGGGTCGCCAGGCGAAGGCCAAGGCGGACGCAGAGGCAGCGGCGGCGGCAGAGGCTGAGCGCCGGGCCAACGAGTTGCGGCTGGTGAAGGAAAACGCCAAGCTCAAGGCCGAGGCGGCGGAACGCGAGTTGAAGGCTCGGGCCGAACGTGAGGCGCACGAGGCCGAGATGCGGGAGGAACGGGCCAAGATCGACGCTGAGCGAGCCGAGGCCGACCGCATCATGCAAGAGGCCAAAGAAGCACAGGCGGCGACCGAAGCCGCGGAGCGTGCCCAGGCTGCGGCAGAGCAGGCCAAGCAGGAAGCAGAAGAACGGGCGGCGCGGGCACTCGAGGACGCCCCCGACGCGGCCAAGCTGCGTGATGTGGCTGAACGGCTGCGGGCGTTTGAGTTCCCGGCAGTCGGCCCGCGTGCGGTTTCAGTGGTGGCCCGTATCCGCGAGGCGAACGTGAAGGCGGCGGCGTGGGTGGATCAGATGGCGGCAGTTCTTGAGGGAGGTGCGAAGTGACGCAGGCAAACGGACAGATGAGCGTGATTGATACGAACGGTTCGGTGGTCAAGCAGGAGCCGCCGGCGGACAGTCGGCTGAGTGTGCGGGCCCTGTTGGGCGGATCGAAGAAGGACGAGTTGCAGAAGGTGGCCGGGGCCGCGATGAGTGCGGAGGCGTTGGTGAAGCTCTTTGCCATTGCCGCGAGCCGCACCCCCAAGCTCATGGCGTGCACGCCATTGAGTGTTCTGGACTGCATGGTGAAGTGTGCAGAGTTGAAGCTCATGCCTAGCACCTTGGGCAGCGTCTACCTGATCCCCTACGAGAATCGCAAGGCCAACACCTGCGAATGCCAGTTGATCGTCGGCTATCGCGGGCTGGTCGAGCTGGCCAGGCGTTCCGGGTTCATCAGCACCATTCAGGCTGAAGTTGTAAGAGATGGTGATGAGTTCGAGTTTGAACACGGGATTCACCCCAAGTTCAGGCACAAGCCATGTGCCTCGGACATGAGCGACAGCAAGATCACCCACGCTTGGGCAATGGCCACGTTCAAGGACGGGGCGCATCAGTTGGTGGTGATGACGCGGGCGGAAGTCGATCGCATCCGCGGCATGAGCCGGGCGGGCAAGTTCGGGCCGTGGGCCGACCACTACGGCGAGATGGCCAAGAAGACCGCCCTGCGCCGTCTGTGCAAGTACCTGCCCCTGACCGTGGATGTTGAGGTGGCAATATCGAACGTGGACCGGGCGGAAGTTGCTCTGGACTTCGGCGAGATGGGGACCGGCGAGCAGGTTGGGCAGGAGCCCGAGCCCGCCACCGCTCCCAGCGTTGCCGCCAAGGTGGAGCAGATTCGAGCCGCGACGGTTGCCGCGGCAAAGGCCGAGCCTGCCAAGACGACCAAGCCCGCAGCCAAGCCCATCAACGACGATCTGGACTTCCTGAGCGATCCGCCGCCGTTCGAGCCCGACAGCGGCACCTGAATCATGCGTGGGTAGGTCCGCCGCGTTGTTCACGGCACGCGGCGCTTGGGCTCGCACCCAGGCCACGCTCCAGCGCATCCCCCTCCGGCTGGGGTGAGAGGCGAAAGCCCCGCCCCAGCATTGTCTCTCTCCTCTCTCCGGCGCGCGGACACACACCCGGCGCCGGGGTTTCATTCGCAACGAAAGGCCCACCATGCTCAAGACGCTCCTCCTGTCCGCGTGCCTCGCAGCTTCCGCCGTCGCCGTTCCACCCATTGGACCGCCGACCCGCACGGTGCCGCTCCGCACCGAAAACGCGTGCCGCAGCATGTTCGAGCGGATGTGCCGCATCATCAGCGAGATGAGGGACCGCGGCGAGATTGACGACGAGGAAAAGCTCGGCCTGATCCGCTGGGCCTACGCCGAATACCTGGCGTGTCGGGCCGTTCCCGCCCGCCCGCCCTACTCCGAGCGGCAGGGCACCGAGCAGTAACCGCGGCGTGTGCCGCACCCCCCTCCCGATGCGAATGACGGGCGGGGGTTCCTGACAACGCAGGTGGTGGATCCGTCCGTGGGCGAAAGCTCCCGGCACGGGTTTGAGAAAGTTACACATAGTTCAAGGAGCGAACGCAATGGCTGGCGATTGGATCAAGATGAGGACCGACCTGCGTGATGACCCGGCGGTCATTGCGATGGCGGACGCCCTCAACCTGGACCCGGATTTGATCGTCGGCAAGCTCCACCGGCTGTGGTCGTGGGCGACCACGCAACTGCGAGATGGTAACGCTGTCGGCGTTACAGATTTGTGGATTGACCGTTACATCAGCGTTACGGGTTTTGCGCAACACATGCAGGAAGTTGGTTGGCTGGTGGTCGAAAAGTCTGGAATCACCTTCCCCAACTGGGAGTCGCATCTGTCAAAAGGTGCGAAAAACAGGGCAAATACGAAGAATCGGGTAGCAAAAATGCGTAACGCAGCCAGCGTTACAGAAGCGTTACCAGAGAAGAGAAGAGAAGAGAAGAGAAGAGAGGAAGAAAAGACCCCCCTACCCCCCAAAGCGAAAAAGGCGGAGGCGGAAGAACCGGAGCCGGTGGTGCATGAGTTCGGCGCACCGGCAGACGGCCGCGCCAGAATCGACACGGCTGGCGATTCCTTCGACGCTGTGGCGTCCGTGTTCGAGGGGCGGGGATTCGGAGGGGTCAAGTTCCAGAATGCGTTACGCGGGTTCTACGACCATCGGCGGGCAAGCGGGAAGCCGCTGACGACGAGCAGCGCGGCGGCGATGGCGGCGAAGTTCGAGAGCAACGGCGGGGTGGAACCGGCGATTCGGGCGTTGATTGACTCGACCGCCAACGGGTGGCAGGGCGTCTTCCCCGAGAAGTACCAGCGCGAGGCCAAGGCGGGCAAGGGCTCGATCGGCGATGTGATTGCCGAGATGCAGCGGCGGCGTGAGCAGGACGAACGGAGGTCAGCATGAACCGACGCCAGGCGGACGAAATCGTGGAGTACATCAGTGCGATGTGGGACGGCTGGACGCCACCCGTCGAACTGGCCCAGCTCGTGGCCGATGTGTTTGCACTCGATTGGCTGACGGTCGAGCGCGCCCGCAAGATCGTCGCGGAGGTTCGGCTGGAAAGCCACTTCGCACGCCCGACCCCTGCGGACTTCCACAAGGCGATTGCCGCGGAGAACCGAAAGCGGCTGGCAGCAAAGCAGGCGGCGGAGAAGGCGGAGAAGGTGGTCGATGTGGCCGGTAACCGAACGCTGAGCGAGTGGAAGGCGTGGTACGCCAGCGATCCGGCTGGAAAGACAGAATGGGCAGCACTTCCGGGCAGCAAGCGCCGGGGCCTGCGAGTTCTGTTCGGCATTGTTGACGGCGAGAGCAAGAAGCGGAGGACCGCATGACGACCCTCTGGGATCTTCCCCCCAACAACGGCACCGATACCAGCATTGCCGCGGCTGAATCCGTCCGCGATGCCGTCACCGGCAGGCGGCTGGTGGTTCTTGAAGCCCTCCGCAAGCATGGACCCATGACGCAGGAGCAGGTCGGCGAGTTGCTTGGCTGGCCCATCCAGAGCGTCAACCCGCGAATCTACGAGCTGGCCCGAGGCGGCAGGGTGCGGGACACGGGCAAGAGGCGGGCGACCAGGAGCGGGAAGAGTGCCGCGGTGTGGGAGGTGTCGCCATGACCGACCAAATCAAACCAAGCCTGATGGAGCGGGTGAGGGCGGCACTCATCGACAACCCGGCGAGCACGACGCAGGAACTGGCGCGGGCGTGCGGCATGACGGTCAACCAGACCGCGAAGCGCGTGGCGGAACTTGTGGCGACGGGCAAGGCTGTCACGGCTGGCAAGCGGGACTGCCACATCACGGGCCACCGGATGAACTACTGGCGGGCGGTCAGATGACCCCAACCGAAGCCGACGCGATCCTGATCCGGTGCATCCGCCAGCACCTGAGCAAAGGCGAGCCCGACGCGCGGCGATGGCTGGTGAGCATGGGGCCGACGTACCAGGCCGAAGCGATGCGGAAAGTGATGGCGGGGATGCGCACCCCGGAACGACTGTTTGACCCGGTGATTCCTTGGAGACTCAACTATGGATCAGAACGCAAGCGACATTGTGAAACTCTCGATACTCGTGGCGGCGTTGCACCGAACGATCGGCGAGATTCGAGGCGACGGGAAGCTCGTCCACCACACGGAGATGGCGGCGATGGACTGCTTGACGGCATGGCCTGAAGCTGCGGCGGTGTTGGTGCATCGAGCGGGCAAGGAGAATCGGGCCGAGTTGAAGCGGCGGGGCGCGAAGATCAAAGCTGGGCTGGCGGCATGACGTACAAGTTCTTCGTTGCTGGCGTTCCCGCACCAGGCGGAAGCAAGACCTCATACGGGCGTGGGCGGATTGTTGACGCCTGCAAGCGAAACCCGGCGTGGAAGTCGCTGGTTGCTCTCACGGCATCACAGGCGGGGTGCGTTCCGCTTGAAGGGCCGCTGGTCCTGACGCTGACGTTCTACATGCCGCGACCCAAGGGGCACCGCCGCAAGGATGGGACACTCAAGCCGTCGGCGCCGGCGTATCCAACGGTGAAGCCAGATACCACGAAGCTCATTCGTTCACTCGAGGACGCTTTGACGGGAATCTGCTGGAAGGACGACACCCAGATCGTCACACAGATTGCCGACAAGTTCTACGCCACCGACAGGGTTGGTGCGTTGGTGACAATCGACCGCATGGAGGACGAGTGAGCCTGTTTGAGCAGCCGCCGCCCATCGTCCCACGCCACACCGGCCCCGGCCTGAAAGTGTGGTCGGAGGCTCGGATGCGGTGGCGGCGGTACGAGGAACCGGAGACGGCTGGCAAAGGCCAGAACGAACTGCGGCAGTACGGCGTGTGGTGGAAGGCTCAATACGACGACGGGTGTGAATGTACAGCCGAGTGCCCATGGCGGGCGGCTGAGATGGCGGTGAGGCGATGCGAAGGGAGCGTGCGCAGTGACCGACGACGAACGCGAGCACATGGGCAAACTACAGGCGGCGTTGCTTGAGGCGAGCGAGTACGCCGAGCGCCTGCTGGCCGAGAACGTGCGATTGAACAACGAGGCTGGCGAGATGCGGGCGGCACTCGACGCGGCACGGTCTGATGTGGTGCGCTTGACGGAGCAGTTGGAGTATCAGGCGTTGCTTGCCAACGCCCGCAAGGAAACCATCGACGAGACGAAGCGTGCATGGGACCGCGAGCATTCACGCGCGGAGGTTCTGGCGGCGGAGGTCAAGGCGTGGCGACACGACCACGAGCGGCGTTCACACGGACACAATGACGGGGCATACGCCGTTCATGTTGCGGCGAAGGCAACCGACCGCACGCACGCCCTGGACCCGGCGAAGTTTGAGGAGCAGCCATGAAAGACGCAGCAGCGAAGATTGCGGAACTTGAACGGCGACTGGAACGCATCAGTCCGGTGTACCAGTTTGGCAAGGGCGGCGAAGTTTGGATCAGCCGATTCGCTGCATCAAAGACAGAATGGCTCGCGTTGAACGAAGAGTCACGCAAGCAGATGGTTCAGTATTGGGCAGACACGGTGCTGTCCGAGTTGAACTATCACACGGCGCAGTCTGGTAACGTGCCCGGCAGGGCATAAGGGACCAGAGAACCCATCCCATCCTGCCGGGTGTGGTGGGGATTATGGAAACGAAACCAGTCAAGCACAAGTGCGGCGGAACGCACTGCACGCCTCACCAAGAGGTTCGGTCGTGGACGACTCGCGTCGTCTGGTGGTGGTGCCGCGACTGCGACACGGTGTTCAGGTGCGTGCGATGCATCAAGGGCAACAAGCGAAAGGGGCGACGATGAGCAAGCTCGATAGGCTGGTGGCGGAACGAGTGATGGGGTGGCCGACCATCGACTTTGCAGCGAAGGCGTGCAATGGTGGCTACATCCGTTCGGAGTGTGCGTATCGCGGAGCAGACCATCCGACAGACCGTTGCGGGCACTGGCAACCATCCACCGAGATTGCGGCAGCGTGGGAGGTGGTCGAGCATCTGCGGAAGCAGACTCTTGCCGATGGATTGTCGAGCAAGTACCAAGTGTCACTGATCGACGACGGCGAACTGTGGGAATGTCTCATCGAGGACAATGGGAGTGGTCAGTGTTGGTCAGGGTTTGACGAGTCACCTTCGCTCGCAATCTGCTATGCGGTACTGCTCGCATTTGGCGTTGACGAGGCGACCATTCAGGAGGCGATGCGATGAGCGACGACCGCCAGAAATCCGACCTGCAACACTGCCGCCGCGCGTTGGCGATCTTGGCCGACGAGGTCGCGATGCTCCGCAACGCGGTGTACGCACAGACGACGGAGCAGCACAAAGCGACCGAGGCGGACCCGGTAGCGTCCGCGTATCTGAGGGCGGCCGAGCAGCGACGAAAGGAACGGGTGGCACGATGAATGAAGTGTGCGAACACGGGCACCAGGCACGCAAGTGCGAGGTGTGCGAGTTGAAGGCCGAGGTGTTGAGGCTGCGTGAAACGTGCGACCGTGTCGCCAAGTGGCTGCGGCGTAAGTACGAGGTGATGCGGCCCGGCGGCCAGATGCGGGCTGAAGCGGACGCGGTGATTTTGGAACTCGAACGCGAAGGGAGCAAGAGCGATGGGCAGTGACAAAGAGGACTTGCAACGGTGGGCAGACCTTGTGTTGGACGGCAAGCCGATCAACATTAACCAGACGATCCGGCAGCAGGCCGCACGCATCGCCGAGCTTGAGGAAGCGGTGGAGGCGGCGAGGCGGGAAGGTGTGACGGGAGCCCACGACGACAACAACAGAGCTCGCGTGTACGAGTTTGCCAACATGGTCAATGAAGCGAGGACGGGCGGCGGCATCATCGACTGCACGGGCGAGGTGCCGTGCGTTCGCAAGGTCAAGGGCACATTCCCGATCACCGCTGATGGCGTCGGTGTGTTGCCAAACGCTGAAGTGTACTACGTGTTTGAAGGATTGCGCGGCGTTCCCGAAGTGTGGCCCGTGAAGGTCATTGCGTTTGACGCGGGTTCGCTGGGGTACGACGCGGGCTGTTGGTACGTCGAGTCGGTGAATGACGGATCGTGCTTTGGTGTAGAGCCAAACCGATGCTACAGCACACCCGAGGCCGCGAAAGCCGCATCGGAAGCAAAGCATTGCTACCCGTTCTCAGCCGAAACGTGCCAGCGGCCCGAGTGCAAGTGCCGCGACGAAAAGGCCGCCGCGAAAGCCGCGATGGAAGGAGTCACCCGTGATTGACATCAACACCGCGACGGCGCAGGAGTGTGCGGATTGGCTGGCTGAACAGGACGGGTGGAACCAGGAGCCGCCACAAGTTGACGGCATGGGCGACCAGCGGGAATACTGGTGGCAGTGGACAATCAGTTCGGCACACGGCGGACGGACGTATGCGTATTCGCCGCCCTACCCGCTCACGCTCGACGCGGCGGCGGGTGCGTTGAAGCGGCCGTGGCGTCTTGTTCGCGTGGATTTGAACCACGACGGCAGGACGATGGCGACAATCTACAACGGCGCAGAGTGCAAGTGGAACAACATCGAAGGCCCCGACGAACTGACGGCCCGCTACCGGGCTGCTGTCGCGGCGAGGCTGGACGGGATGGAGGGGCGGGGATGAGCACCGGAAGCATCATCGCGCAGGCCGGCATCATGGCGTTCGGAGTGTCCGCGATCTGGCTCGTCGGCCAGACCAATCCCAAGGTGCGTCGCTGGGGATTTGTGTGCGGGATCTGCTCCCAACCGTTCTGGCTCTACACCACCATCTCCCATGAACAGTGGGGCATCGCCGCAATGTCGCTGCTCTACGCGGCAAGCTGGGCCAACGGTCTGCGGAAGAACTGGAGAATTGCGGATGATGCACTGTGACCGCAAGCGCCCATACAAGACGCCTGAGGCCGCGGCACGCGCAGCCAGGGGCCGGGTACAGGCCGGGGCGGGCTACCTGCGGGTCTATGAGTGCCCCGAGTGCGGCATGTACCACATGACCCACCTGCGACCGGAAGAGGTGGCGGCGGGTCCGGCAGCGGCGGACGCCGAAGGCGAAGCCGAGGGGCGTGGCGAACACCCGACCACATGAAAATCACCTAGCACAAGTGCTAGTCATTCAAAAAACCCGCTGGATAACATGCAGGAATGAGCACACGCATCCAAGTCGGCGCCCTCAACCAGTCGGACAAAGCCATCCTCACGTTCCTGCTGCCCAAGGAATGGGTCGGCCAGGAACAGATCGCGGACCACCTGACCCAAAGCTGCGGGGGCATGTTCGACGCGACCAACCGCCCGCCCATGGAAACGCTCGAGAAGCTGAGCAATCTGGCTTTGATCGAAAGAAACCCGCGTGCCGGTCGTCAGTGGGGCCTGAGCGTGGACGGCGATACGCTGGCCCGTCAGATCCAGGGCGTTCCCAAGGCGACCAAGAAGGCGAGCCGTGCGGAAGCTGCCGCGGCGAAGGATGCGACGGACGACGCCGGCGACAATGAGGCCCCGGCATCGAGCGATGCCCCCCAGCGTGAGAAGTACGGCAAGAAGCGGGCACGGACTGCCGACGCGACTGAATGATGAAACCCCCGTACATCCCACCGCCCGAGATGGCGCGGAAGCTGACCCCCACCGAGCGGCTTGTGCTGCAACGGGTGGCGGACGGCTTCACGGATGAGCAAATCGCCATGATCCTGAGCAGGAGCCGGGCGACGGTGCGGTATCACATCAACGATCTGAAGCGATTCCTGGGCATCAGCCGCCGTGAGGTGCTGGTGCGGTTTGCGGTTCGGGCGAAACTGGTGGAGTTGTGACAGCTTCACCATCCAACCAGTGAAACCCGCGGTTCGCAGCGTTCCCCGCGAACTGGCCCCAATGCACCGCGTCCGATTCGCGCGTCTGGCAAGACCAGCCCGAGCCGTGCCGCGACGGGTACACCATCACGGTCCGCCGGGTCCGGTGCGTCACCCAAAACGCCACGCAAGGCCACCGCTCGCCCGAAGCGAACAGCCAGAAAGACCCCAAAGACTGGATGACAGTCCCCGGTGCGGCCATCGCCAACCGGAGCCACGAGCAATCGGGCCGGTCGGCCATGACGGCGACGGCTTCCGCGCGGGTGGATGCCTGAAGAAGCCGCATCGCATCGGTGCCGCGGCGGGTCAGTGGCAGGTCCAGTACGTTTCGCGTCATTGGTGGGGTATGATACTGCGTCTGGCGGCGGGCCTCGCTTCGAGGTTCAGCCATGCCCCCACGCACGCCCAGCGACTCAATCAACATCGGACACGAGGGTGTAGGGTCATCCCAGCGCCCTTTGCTGCCTGTCGCCGCAGGGGTCCAGGTGGCCACCAATACCACGCTGCCCACCATCGCCACGGTGCAGGCCAAGCGGACCAAGCCTGCACAGTCGTCGGACCTGACGGCGGCGAACTGCTGTTTCGTGGTCAAGCGTGACCCCGCGTACAACCTCATCATCAAGCCCATCGTGGGCCACGCGACCGCCCCGGCTGATCTGTGGGGGCAGGCGTACATCGTCGGCGTGCGAGAGCTGGCAGGCCCCGAGGGGACGGTGCTGTACATTCGTGAGCAGCTTGGCATCCTCAAGTTCCAGGGGTCGGCAACGACGTTCACCCCAGCGGCGGGCACGTACTGGCCTGGCCTGGGCGAGGCTCCGACGCAAGCCGTGTGGGCCGGGTGCGACGTGCTGGACACGACGCCGTACCTACCTAGCCCCGCGATCATGGAGCTTGGCGAGGTGACCGACGGCTGGGGCTCGTTTGCGTTCGATGCGTGGTCCCACCCGTGGATCGAGATTTACCCGGTGTGCGCGGTCCCGTCTGGTGCGGGCGGAAGTCCCGCAACCGCCGTGACGTTCTGGTACACCGAGTGCTGAGTGGGGGCGAGATGCCCGAGGAGCAATACCCATGTATTCGATAGGAACAGGCGTCCAGATCGTGGCCACCGGAGCCGTAGGAACCATCGTCGGCATCGAGATTGGCGACGACGACTCGTATGCGTACCGGGTCCGGTACACCCAACCCGACGGCAACGTGATCCGCGAGTGGTTCGCAGCAACGCAATTGACAGTCTGAGGACACCATGCCCACCCCATACGGCAACAACTTCGCGGCAACTGCGGCGCTCGAAATGAGCGGCAAGTGTCACACGCTCAACCTGGGCGACAGCCAGAGCACGCCGACGCTGGATTATCTCTGGCAAGATGCTTGGCTGCGGGCGCTGCCCCTGCGGTATCACTACTTCTGCATCTCTGGTGCCAACACCGGGCAGGTCGCGGGCAACAACTTCGGCTTCGCCGCGGCGGGTCAGGCACATTCGACGGTTGACGCGGCACTGACGGCTTCGACGACGGCTCCGGGCTATGTCCATTCGGTGGGCATCACAAGCAACAGCGCGGCGAGCCCAACCGTGGTGACGACGAGCGCCAACCACGGCCTTGTAACCGGCGACACCGTAACCATCGCCAACCAGACCGGAACAGTGAGCATCAACGGCTCGCGGGTTGTGACGGTCATCAGCGCGACCACGTTCAGTGTGCCAGTCGATTGCACAGCAGGCGGCGGCACCAGTGGCACCGTGGCCATCACGATCACCAGCTACGGGATGGGCGCGGCCCGCATCAATCGGTACGTCTCCGATCTGGCCGCCGACGGAACCACCGGCACCAACACCAACGGCATGGTGCTCACCCGCCAACTCTCGCCTGCTTCACACGCCAACAGCAGCCGTGGTGCTCCTTGGCCCACGTTCCCAGCCAACTCGTCCCAGCCGTGGTTCCACGGCACGCACATGAAGGCGCGGATGGTCGTCTGGAAAGACACCACGACCCTCGACAAGTTTGGCATGTTCATCATGCGGCAGGGCACAAGCGGGAACAGCAACCCCACCGGATCCATCAGGAATCAGGCCGATGTTTCCTCGGGGAGCACCGGGCCGAACGCGACGGCATGGACGGCGGCACTTGCTGACGCCGGCACCTACGACACCGGCACCTCTGGCATCCTCAACGACCATGAATGTGCTCTTCGGCTCTATTCGGCCAACGCCGTGTACAACGAGGCTGGCAAGACTCTCATTCCTCTAGCGGGCATCTTTGCACGATGCGACAGCGGCGGAACGATCCCATGGAACTCCGACAATTCTGGGTGCGGGTTCGATTCGGTCGGCCGCGCAGGCGGTGGCGTGAGTACCTGGCTCAACCAGATGACGCAGGCCCATTGGCAGGCGTACTTCACGGCGACGGTGCAGGTGCCCGATGCGGTGTGCAAGATCCGCATCATGCTCGGCCACAACTTGGACCAGGGCGGCATCGACGTTGGCGACGGCGACGGGTCGCAGGTGGAGCAGACAGGCAGCCCGGCAGTCACGACCAGCTATTGGAAGAAGCGGTACAAGGCCCTGATTGAGCGACTGCGGGCGGCCTATCTCGCGGCGTTCCCCAGCGGCAAGGTCTGCTTTGAACTCATCGTTCCATGGCGTTCGGTGCAGACCAGCGCCATGACCGACGCGACGACGGCAGCAAACATCAACACCGTCATCAAGCAGATCGCCGAGGAAACCGGATCAAGCTGGTTCAGCTTCTACGACTACTTCGGCGGCGTGGCACCCTTCTGGGCGTTGCACGCCTGGCAGCCAGCGAACGGCACCATGCTCGCCAATGCTCTGCGTGACGGCATGGACCGGGCGACGAACGGGCAATACACCACCCTCGGCCAGTACAACGCAGGCGGCGGGCGGTACGTCCGGGAACTCAGGTAGTGACCAAGCGAGCAAACCCAGACCAGCACATTCAGAACCTCGACCGCGATCTGCTCTCGATGCTGCATGATCCATGCGAGCAGCTGGGGGACAAGACTCCGCGGCAGGTGGCATTTGAGAACCTGTGCCATGCGCTGAAGGAGCGGAACCACGTTGGGCAGTTGACCCAAAACGCGGTCTGGGCGACCGGGCGGGTGCTCGAGTACACCGACGGCTCGCCGGAGCTTGTGGCCAAGACGCAGATGAATCTGATGCAGGTCAACGTCCAACTGCAATACGATCCCCCGGCTTGCCCGTCAACCGTCCCGCCATCCAGCTACCTATCCGCAGCCCATTCCCCCACGATGGGCAGGCCAGAATCCTTGCCGACCAATCCCGTCACAAGATCATCCGATGCGGGCGGCGTTACGGTAAAACCAAGCTCGGGATCATCTCCACGCTCCAGGTCGCAGCGGGCGACGACCGGCGAATCGCGTGGTTCATCCCCGAGTACAAGTACACGACCGAAACGTGGCGGGAACTCAACCAGCGGCTCGGCCCGGCGATCGCCAAAAGCAACGCCTCCGAACACCGCATCGAACTAAAGAACCGCTCAGCGATCGACGTTTGGACCCTCGAGAACAACATGGACGCGGGCCGCGGCAGGTTCTACGACCTGATCGTGGTCGACGAGGCCGGACTGGTTCCGGGGCTCAGGCGGTGGTTTGATCTGGTGGCACAGCCGACCCTGATCGACCGGCGCGGGCGTGCCCTGTTCATCTCGACGCCCAACACCATTGGCCCCGACTTCGATGAGATGTTTGAGCGAGCGGCCAGCGGTGCGGACAAGGATTGGCGGGCGTTCACGGCCACGACGTTCGACAACCCGCACCTGCCAGCGGAAGAGCTTGACAAGATCCGCGAAATCATCAAGACGCTGCCCGAGTGGTTGGCCCAGCAGGAATACTTTGCGATTCCGGCCCCTAGCGGCGGCGGATTTTTCCCCAGGGCGTTGATTCAGAAGCTCATCGCGGTGGCCAGCGAGCAGCAGCCCTTGCATGTGGGGAGCCTCACCATCCGCGGCGTCCCGCTCAACGAGTGTGCCCCCCGCGAGGTGGAGCAGGTCATCCGGCGGCGGGAGATTGACGCCATCGAGTGGATTGAGCGTCCCGATGGGGAGTGGAAGGTGTGGGACGATGAAACCGACCGCTGCCGGCGGATGTGCATGGGGTGCGATCTGGGCGCCGGTGTGGGTGCCGCGAACACGGCGTTTGCGGTGGGCGATGCTGAGACGCGGCGGAAGGTGGCCGAGTACGCGGCCCCCGGCGTGACTCCCGAGCGGGCGGCATGGCAGGCAGCTATCGGCGGGCTCTGGTTCGGCGGCGGGCTTCGCAGGGATGAGAGCCTATTCCCCGGCGCCGAGGTGCATTTTGAAATCAACGGGCCCGGCGAGGTGTTCAGCCTTGAACTGCAACGGCTCCAGTACCCCGCCGTCCGTCACCAAACGGACGAACTGGGGGCGATGACGACCAAAGACCCAAGCCTGTACGGGTGGCGATCCAGCCCGCAGGCCAAGGAAACGCTGCTGGCGGCGTACCGGGGTGCTCTGGTGTCGGCCCGGTTCTGGAACCCTTCAGCCGCGGCGCTGGCCGAGTGCCTGACGTTTCGGTACACCAAGGCGGGAAAGCTCGAGTCCGTCAAGACGACGATTGACCCGGCGGACGAGGTGGCGCGGGTGCCGCACGGTGACCGGACTATCGCCGATGCCCTGCTGTGGGATGTGATGACCCGCACGCCGATGGTGGTGGCGATCCCGCCCAAGGCGCCAGAGGCTTCGCCAGGCGGTCGATTGCAGAAGCTCAAGGACCGCGAGAAGGCCAAGGGGCGGTTTGCGTGGTGAGTGCTGGCGTATCATGCTGTGTCTGACGGCGGGCTCTGAGCGAGCCGCGCATGTCCACCGCCAACATCTACGACGCTTCAAAGATCACGCGAGCGATCGAGGGACCGGCCACGCTCCGAATGCAGCCGTTCCGACAGATGCGGAACCTTGTGAACCGTGAGTTCGGCGGGGCCTGGTACGGCCAGTACACGGACATTGGAGGTAGGGCCGAGAGCGACAAGCGCCCGGTGAACCTGCTGTACCAGTTCGTCCGCACCTACCTCCCCAATCTGGTTGGCCCCAAGATCAAAGTGAAGGTCACCGCCAAGGGGATGCACATGCGGGCACAGGCCACGGTGCGGGAGTTGATGATTAACCGGATGATCGAGGAAATGAAGTTTACCCGCACTTGGCGGGCAGTGGTTCAGGACGCACTGACGGGCGGGCTTGGGATCTGCCGTGTGGGCCTGCGGGCTGGTGGCAGTTCCTACAAGGTCAACGGCGAGGTGTACGACATGGGCCAGCCCTACGCCGTCCGCGTCGATCTGGATGACTTCGTGCGGGATCCGCAGAGCCGCGACCCATTGGAAGACTGTTGGCGGGCGTTCCGATACCGCGTGAGCCGCCGTGAACTGCTGGATCTGGGCATCTACGACCCCGATCTGGTCAACAGCATCCCGATGATCGGGTACGCGGGCGCCATGACCCGCGGCGAGTCGGACGAAATCATGGGCAACCGGCAGGACATTGACCCCATCGACGAGAAGGTGGAGTTGTGGGATGTGCTGTACTACCACGGTGACAAGGTGCTGGAGGGCACGCTGGCGGGCAACATGAACGCCTGGCTGATGGAGCCGCACGAGTACGAGGGCCGTGAAGGTGCCCCGCTCGAGCTACTCAGCCTCATCGACATGCCCAACAACGCCATGCCCGTGAGCCCGTGCGCGTCGATCCTTGACCTGCATTTGGCCATGGGGGCATCGGCGGCGAAGATGACCCGGCAGTTGCTCAAGACCAAGCTCCATTACGTGGTCGATGGCGTCAAGGGCGAAGACACCGCAATGGAGATGCGGGACGCCGACGATCAGGAAATCTTCCACGGCGACCCGTCCAAGGTGTCGGCGCTGAAGTCGGGCGGGATGCTGCCTGAGATGCTGCCCGCGTTCGATTGGCTCGAAGGCCAGGCGAACAAGGCGACGGCGATTCACCTGCTCAACGGCAGCGAGGACACCAGCAAGACGGCGACGGTGGGCAGCTACATGCAGGGGAACGCCTCGGTGCTGCTCAACGACTGGCGGGGTCTGTGCTCGGAAGCCTGCTCCAACGTCATGCGGACGCTGGCGTGGTACTACGACACTGACCCGCGGCTGAACCGCACGTTCAGTTACAAGCTGCCCAACGGTGCCGAAACCGATGTGGTCTATGACGCCGAGGCCAAGGAAGGCGACTTCGGCGATTTCATGTGGGAACTGGCCCCGTTCGTGGACACGGCAATGGACCCGAGCTTGAAGATGCGACGGTTCGGCGAGTTCATGACTGCGGCGGGCACATTCCTCCCGATGGTGATGCAGTTCGGCGGCGACATGGTTGCGGCGGTCGAGGTGATGGCCGACCAGTACCAAGTCCCCGAGATTGCCGACATTTTCCCGACGCAGGGCCTCGAGCAGATGAGCCAGATGATGCAGCAGCGGTTTGGCAACCCCGGCCAGGCTGCACCCGGCCAGCAGCAGGGGAGCCCGAGCGGAGCCCCGGCAGTCCGCCCATCCGCAGGCAACCGACCGATCGACCAGACCCGCAGCGACATGGCCGCGACTGTCCCCTATTGAGATTCAACCCATGCCCGTATACCCGATCAGCTGTCCCAAGTGCCATTTCCACGGCGACACCTTTGCGAAGGTCGCAGAGCTTGACCCCGATGGGCGCGTGCTCTGCCCCGAGTGCGGCGAGCGTGCGCCGCAGGACTACACCCGCAAGACCGTGGGCAGCGGGAACCGCGAGTTCCACGGCAAGACGCAGGAATCAATCACCGAGTGGTTTCACCCCGCCGAGGTGGCAGAGGCCCGGCAGACCTTCGGCGAGCGTGCGGGCGCGTGCATCCAGGACAACGGCACCGTGAAGTTCAAAGACCGCTCGCAGCAGCGCGAGTACGCCAAGAAGCGTGACGAGATTGCACGCGGGGCACAGGTCAAGAAACTAACACCAGTGCTAGGTGAGTAAACCGGCGCGTTCTGTTAGCCTTGCAGCATGGCATCAGAACCCCTTCCCGAAGAGTCCGAAACGCCCGCACCTGACGCATCAACCGATGTGAACGATGCCGACGGCACCGCGCCGATTGTCGCCAAGAGTGACGATCTGGAAGCGGATGCGATCGAAACGCCCGGCGATGAGCCCGAGGCCGATGAGGTTGCGGACGACGCGGAAGAAGTGGTCGACCAGTCCGAAGAGGATCCCGACGCGGAGCCGGCGGACGAGGCCGACGAAGACACTGGCGATGACGAGCAGGTAGCCAAGACGCTGGCAGAGGCACGCGTCACGCCCGCAGCCAAACCCGCCGCGGCACCCAAGGCCAAGACCACCGAACCCACCCCCGAACCCGATGAGATTGAAAACATCATCGCGGAAATCGAGACAGAAGTAGACCCAGCTGTAGCCAAGGTGCTCAAGGCTCTGCACACCCAGAACAAGAGCCTGCTGGCCGAGAAGCAGACCCAGAGCGCCGACAGCTACAACAAGATGGTTCACGCCGCGTTCGATTCGATGGCGGCCAAGGGCAAGCACGACATTTACGGCAGCCACGCCTCGGGCAAGTTGACGCCCGCCCAGGTGGAGGCCCGTCTGTTCGTGCATGAGGCCGCAAACGAGAAGTACCAGCGGTTCGGAGGCAAGACGATCGGCGGCAAGCCCTACGAGTGGGCCGACGCCATCGACAGCGCCGAACGCGAGATGATGACGCTG